GATAACGAGCATGTAGAAGACGCGGTCAAGTTTCTTAGAAAATTTTCAAAATAGGAGAGAATAAATGGGAATAGTCGATAGAACACCTCCAACCGTAAAGGGTAATCTTGGTAAATACAATAAGATTATTAAAGTGGGTTCGAGTACAACATTTGAGGCTACTGGTTCGAATGAAGCTAAAGCTTTCATTCTTGAGAATGTAAGTAATGTTGTCGTTCATGGTTCGGGTGGTGGACATATACCAGGCACAGCTTTATCAGCAGATACTCTTTACGAAATTGGTGTAAAGAAAATAGTAATCGGAAGTAGTGGTATAGCTTATTTACTTGTGTAAATGTCAGATACAAAAATCAAAGAGGTAATTAAACAAGAGTATTTAAAGTGTGCAGTAGATCCTGTTTACTTCCTAAAAAAGTATGCTGTGATTCAACATCCACTTAAGGGTAAAGTACCATTCGCTCTTTATCCGTTTCAAGAGGCATCCCTCAAAGATTTTAAAAATCATAACTATAATGTCATTTTAAAGGCCCGTCAGTTGGGAATCTCAACATTAACTGCTGGATACGCTTTATGGATGATGACATTTCAAACAGACAAAAACATATTGGTAATTGCTACCAAACAAGATACCGCAAAAAATTTAGTAACAAAAATACGAGTGATGCACGCAAACCTACCGAGTTGGGTAAGGTCAAAGTGTGTTGAAGATAATAAACTCTCACTTAGATACTCGAATGGTTCTCAAGTAAAGGCGATATCAAGTACCGAAGACGCAGGTCGTTCAGAGGCACTATCCTTACTCGTTATTGATGAGGCAGCATTCATCGATAAGATTGATACAATATGGACTGCTGCACAAAGTACTTTGAGTACTGGTGGTCAATGTATCGCACTATCCACACCGAATGGTGTTGGTAATTGGTTTCATAGAACTTGGGTAGGTGCCGAAGAAGGTGAGAATGATTGGAACACAATTAGATTACATTGGACAGTTCATCCTGAAAGAGAACAAGAATGGAGAGATGAACAAGATAAACTCTTAGGACCTTCAGAGGCCGCACAAGAGTGTGATTGTGACTTCATCACCTCAGGTCAAGGTGTTGTTGACCCACGAATCTTAGAGGAGTACAAGAAAACACAAATAGAAGAACCATTAGAGAAAAGAGGATTTGATAGTAATCTATGGATTTGGAAACCACCAAACTATACAAAGGATTATGTGGTTGCTGGTGATGTTGCTCGTGGTGATGGACAAGACTTTTCAGCTTTCCATGTGATTGATGTGGATAGTATGGAACAAGTGGCAGAGTACAGAGGGAAAATTTCTACCAAAGACTTTGGTAATTTATGTATGAATGTGGCTCAAGAATACAACAACGCACTACTTGTGATTGAGAACTCAAGTATTGGTTGGGCATCTATTCAACAAGTGATAGATAGACAATACGATAATTTATTCTACACCTCAAAAGATTTACATTATGTAGATGTTGCTAGACAAGTAACAAACAGATACAGAAACTCAGATAGACAAATGGTACCTGGATTTAGTATGACATCAAAGACGAGACCATTGGTAATAGCAAAATTAGAAGAATACTTTAGGGAGAAGTCAGTAATTGCACATTCTTCACGATTAATAGATGAGTTGTTTGTATTTATATATAACAACAATAGAGCCGAGGCCATGGCTGGATACAACGATGATTTAGTGATGAGTTTAGCCATAGGACTTTGGGTAAGAGACACAGCCCTTCGATTAAGAGCCGAAGGTATGGCTTTGCAAAAAGATGTACTAAATAGAATGATAGACTATGAAGCGGTCTACACACCAAGTGAAAATAAAAAAGAAGGTTGGACGATGGATGTAGGTGATAAAAAAGAAGATTTAACTTGGTTAATTAAGTAAGAGGATAAAATGGCAGAATCCAAATTAAGAGCAAGACTAAGAAGATTATTTTCCACAAATGTTATAGTAAGACATGCAGGTGGAAGAAAATTAAAGATTGCTGATACAAATAGACTCCAACAAACCACAAAGGATAATCTTGTTGATAGATACTCAAGATTATATAGTAATCTAGCTACAGGTGGATATGGAAAATCTCAACAGATTACTTTTCAATCTCAAAGAATAGGGTTATTTAGAGATTACGAAGAAATGGATAATGACGCGATTATCTCAAGTGCTCTTGATATTTACGCGGATGAATCAACAATGAGGTCTGAATACGGAGATGTATTGACCATACAATCAGATAACGAAAATATTTATGATATTTTGAGAAATCTTTATTATGATATTTTAAATGTAGAATTCAATCTATGGCCATGGACAAGAAATATGTGTAAGTATGGTGACTTTTATCTTTACTTAGATATTAAGGATAATTATGGGGTAACTAATGTAGTACCTCTTTCAACATATGATGTCACGAGAATCGAAGGGGTAGATCCTGCCGAACCATACTTGGTTACATATCATGTTCAAGATGCTGATAACAGACATTCAAATCAAAGAACTGAAAAGGAATTTCAGAATTTTGAAGTTGCACATTTTAGACTACTAAGTGATTCAAACTTTCTACCTTATGGTAAGGGTATGATTGAAGGTGGTCGTAAGATTTGGAAACAATTAAGTCTTATGGAAGATGCTATGTTGATTCATAGAATCATGAGAGCACCTGAAAAGAGGGTGTTCAAGATTGATATTGGGAACATACCACCAGCAGAGGTGGAAAACTTTATGCAAAAGATAATCAACAAGATGAAGAAAGCACCAGTCATGGATCAAGATGGTGATTATAATCTCAGATATAATATCCAAAATCTTACTGAAGATTTTTTCCTACCTGTAAGAGGTGGAGATAGTGGTACTCAGATAGAAGGACTACCGGGTTTGACATATGAGGCTGTGGATGACATTGAATATCTAAGAAACAAATTATTAGCCGCACTTAAAGTTCCTAAAGCTTTCATAGGATATGAGGAATCACTTGGTAGTAAGGCAACATTGGCAGCTGAGGATGTTAGATTCGCCCGTACCATTGAAAGAATACAAAGAATATTGGTTAGTGAGTTGACAAAAATTGGTATTGTTCATTTATATTCACAAGGATATACTGATGAGGATTTAGTAAACTTTGAATTGAGTTTGACCAATCCATCCAAAATTTACGAAGAAGAAAAGATTGAATTGTGGAATTCCAAACAATCTCTTGGACAATCGATGATAGATTCTAAGATAGCTTCAACGGAGTGGGTGTATGATAATGTATTCAAGTTTACCGAAGAAGAAAAGAAAAAAATGAGATTAGAATTAATCAAAGACCAAAAGAGAAAGTTCAGACATGACCAAATAGAACAAGAGGGTAATGACCCAGTACAGAGTGGTGAGGCCGTAGGAACACAAGGAGCCATGATGGGTGGTGGTGATGAGATGGGCGGTATGATGGGTGGTGAACCACCTCAAGAAGACCCAAACATGGGTAGGACTGGTGATGAGATTGGTGGTAGACCGAAGGAAGGAAATAAGTTTGGTAAAGATAGTGGGGCTCGTGGTAGAGACCCATTAGGTAGTCATGACAGACGAAAACAGTATGGTATAGCACTGGCACATTATAATGCAATGGAAAAAGACCTTAAGAAATTAAATATAAAAGACAGAAAATTGTTAGAGGAAACGATGGATGTTGAAAAAGAATATGCAGATGATGTAAATTCTTTAAATGATGATTCTAAATAACGATTTATTAGAAGTTTTTATATTTATATAAGAGATATTATACGGAGAATTGGAGTATATACATGAGTAAACGAGTAAAACACTCGAAAATTAAGAATACAGGTATTCTTTTCGAGCTACTATCAAGACAAATCACTCAAGATATCATAAGTGATGACAAGAAAAGTAAATCTATCGATTTGCTCAAAAAATATTTTAACGAAAATACACAAATTGGTAAGGAAAATCAACTTTATCAATTATTGGTAAAAACAAATTACAACTCCACTGCCAAGGCACAAAGATTGATTGAGGCAGTATTGAAATCTCGTTCCAAAATCAATAGCAAAAAATTAAAGAACGAAAAGTATAATCTTATTAAGTCAATAAGTGAAAATTACAAGACAGAAGACTTTTTCCGTTCTCGTATTCCAAATTATAAAGTATATGCTTCGGTATATAAATTATTCTTATCCGAATCAATAGAATCTCTAAATCCTTTAGATGAGGTGGATAGTAACTTTACTATAATAGAACACATTACAGGTAAGAAAATTCCTTCATCAGTAAAAGGTGAAACAGAAGTAATCAAAGAATTCAAAGGTCAAGATAAAGACCTAAGATTATTATCCTACCAATTGATGGTTGATAATTTTAACAAAAGATACAAGACTCTAAATACTCCACAAAAAAATCTCTTAAAAGAATATATAAATAATATCTCAAATACCAATTCTCTAAGAGAGTTTGTCAATGATGAAGTACAGAAAATAAAAACGGCCTTAACATCACATCTACCAAAAATTGATGATGATATCACACGGATAAAACTCCAAGAGGCCGTTAATCAAATAGAAAACCTTACCAAAGGTCGCATTGTCAAAGACAAACAAGTTATTTCTCTAATGAGGTATTATGAACTCATTAAGGAGCTTGACAATGTCCGCTCAAAATAAACTAAAAGAGTATATAAGGCAACTCATTCAAAAAGAGTTAAAGGAGGCTTCCTCAACTGCCTCTGCAGGTGATATATCTTACAAGACACCTTACGCATTCAAGAAAAACAAAAAGGGTAAAAAGAAGAAAAAGGCTGGATATGGTGGTGCACATCACGACCCTACTATCGGTACAGATAATTTTCATGCCAAAGACCCTAAGTTGAGAAATGAAGGTAAGTATCATGATTTTCGTAATGACGACTCATTGACAACCAAACAAAAGATTGGAATGGCCATGAGGGAAACTCGTGATAGTTTGAAAAATTTAGAAAAGACAATCGATATGAATGTACGATTGAAAAAAGAAATGAATGTAGATTCAAGGGATTATTGGAAAAACACACATAAAGCACTCCATAAAATAGGTGAACGATTAGTAAAGTTAGCAGGTAAAGTCGGTCAACTAAGATAATCCCATGTCTTTTGATGAAAACAAAAAATCCTACATGGATTCTTTGTATGGAATTTCTACCTTGTTGAAAAGGTGGCATACAGAGATTCATAAGAAGGATGTAAGTAAAAACTATATGATTAGTCGTCTTGATGATTGGATAAAGAAACTCCAAGAATTAAGACACGATATCATGATGAGGAAAAGCTAATGAAACTGAAAGACCTTTTAAAAGAGAGTAAGTACTTAAAACGAGAGTTTGGTGAAAAATTACCAACATTGGATAGTGTGATGAAACAACATCAAGAATCCAAAGAACCATTGGTTGAAACTCACAAGCAAAAAGTAAAAACAAGATTTGGTATTTTAGAAATAGAACATCAAGAGACTCCTACAGCACCTGGTTTTCCACCAATGTATATCGTTGATGTATTTTTGAACAAACAGCCCTTGGCAGATATCAACATAGAGGGTGACCCAAGAGATAATCCATACGAGGCAAAAGTAAAAGTCATGCCAGGTAAAAAGAAAATAAAAATGAGGCACTAATATGAAAGATTTAATAGTAGATTACATACCTTTTGAAATAACGCCAGACCAGATAAACGAATCCATCGCACAAAATGGTGGTAAGTTGGTGGTTCATGGTGTTTTACAAAGGGCAAACGCAAAAAACCAAAATGGTCGTGTTTACCCTCGTGAAATCTTAGAAAGAGAAGGTCAAAAGTACACAAAAGAATTTGTATCTCAAAAGAGAGCGTTAGGTGAATTAGACCATCCTGAATCATCGGTAGTCAATCTACAAAATGTATCACACAATGTTACAGAGATGCATTGGGAAGGTGATAACTTGGTCGGAACCGTAGAGGTATTGGGAACACCAAGTGGTAACATATTAAAAGAATTATTTAAAGCTGGTATCAAGTTAGGTATCAGTTCTCGTGGTATGGGTTCGGTTCAACCAATGCAGGAAGGTGATGGACAAGAAGTTGGAAAGGATTTTGAACTTATAGCATTTGACTTCGTATCCAATCCATCAACTCATGGAGCTTTCTTATATCCATTGAAAGAGAGTGTTGGTAATGAAACGCCAGCTGGTAGAACTTGTGGAGAGTATTGTAAGGTAGAAAGTATTATAAATGATATCATAAGAGAAGGTTAGTGATTAGTTTAAAGTCATTATTAAAAAATGTCCGTGAGGCAAAATTAACTCCACCAAAAAAGGGAGTAGAAACACCATTGGATGCTAAGGTTCAGATTCAAGGATATGGTGTAATGACAAGAAAACAATTACAGAAAAGTATTGAAAGGATTACCTATGAGGTTTATAAGGACGCAAAAAAAGGTAATGTAAAAAATATAATGAGTTCACTTTATAAAAGAAGTGTACTACAAAGATTTTTGGAAACAGAAATCCAACATAGTGGAGAATAAAATGGCGATGAATCCTAAAGAAAGAATGGAAATGGAAAAGAAGTGGAGAAACTATCGTCTTCAAGAGGTAATAACTGAAGAAGAAAACGATGCATTTGACGCACCAATTCCATCACAGATAAACAGATTTATGGAGAAATTCATAGCTGCTTTACAAAAGGGTAAATTAAACAGAAAGAGAAAATTAGCTATAATGGGAAAGGTAATATCAAATCTTGGTATCGAACCCAACGAGTTAATGAAGTATGTCCGTTTGGTAAAAAAGGGATTGTAAGTTGCCGTCCAAGTCCAAACAACAACAGAAGTTTATGGGATTGGTTCATGCTTATAAGAAAGGTGAAGTACCAGCAAGTAAGGTAAGTAAGGCCGTCAAGGATGCGGCAAAGACTATGAGTGGAAAGTCCGTTAAGAAATACGCCAAAACAAAACATGATGATTTACCAAGAAAGGTAAGTGAAAAGTATAATTACAAGAAGGCCAGAGATAAGTTTAAAAAGACTGGTGAGTTGCCCGACCACTTAAAGAAGTTGGTAAAAGATTTAGATAAGATAGAAAAAAAATATAAAGTAACAAATATAGTCGTACCTGGTTTGGAATGGATGGCTGATTTAGGTGAGGCCCAAAAAAGATACGGAGTCGATGAGGTTAAAAAGGCTGTATTGGAAGCCTGTCAAAAAGGATACATGACACATCCCACAAGAAAGACCAAGATTATGTTCGGTAAGCGGTATCGTAATTGTGTCAAGAAAGAGGATGTGAATGAATACACATATGGAGTTGGTGATATCGTAAAGGATATTAATCCAACCTGTCCTCACAATGGTGCTGTCGGAAAGGTAAAATCCGTAAATCCAAAGTCAGTAGTATTCGTTGTGATAAACAAGGGAAAGAATTATAAGCCGGGTGATGTCTTGGATAAGACACACGACCAAATGAAAAAGATGGATGAATCAGCACAAGACAGAATGAAAGATGTAATGACTGGATTGGCAAAATCTATGAAATTAAAATCCGTAGTGAGTATGCATCCTGGTAATGGTAGTTTCAGTTACTTCATGAATGATGAGAAGGAAGTAAAAAAATTAGCTCAAATGTTAAAAAAACATTTGAAAAGGGTTAGAATAATAAAATTAGATAAAGACGATTCTGCTAAATTTGTAGTTGCAGCAGATATATTTAACTTATAATGAGCTCACATCACACATGACCATATAGTGGTGAAGAGCATCCAGTTTGGATGAAACATGAGGAAGAACCTATGGATGATTATAATAAAAGAATGAAAGAGTGGATAGTAAAAATGGTTAAGGAAGAGCTATCAGAAAGTGATGATAGTGATATTGAGAATCAATCTCAGTTAAGTGAAAAGGCCAAGAGAGATTACAAGGACGAGTATAAGAAGTTTCAATCTTCTCCAAAGGCTAAAAAGTATAGAGCAGAATTAAACAAGTACAATCGTAAGAAAGGTACTTATGGTAATGGTGATGGTAAGGATGCATCACACAAAGGGGGAAAGATAGTGGGATTCGAAGCACAATCTAAAAATAGAGGTAGAGCTGAAAAGAGTAGGTTGAAAAAAGAATCTTTGATGAAAGAAAATCTAATGTCATTTTACAAATACATGGGTGATTTTTACGGAAAGAAAGGTTTGTATCCTGATACTAAAGGTAGAGATTTAAAGGTTGGGGATATAAACAAAGCTCTATCGGTTTATCTTAAGAAGTATGCTGGAGATGAATTCACAGGTGATAGTTTGGATAGAGAAAGAGTCCGTGATATCTTAATAAAAATGAAAAAGATTGACCCTCAGTATAAGAAACAAGAAGTAAAAGAAAATAAAGATAAAGTTAAAAAGTATATGATTAGTAAAGGTGATACCGAAGAAGATGCTAATGAAAAACTTAAATATTATGATTACATCAAGAAAACCTACAAGGGTATAACCCCAGCAAGAATGGCAGCAATAATGGGTCATCTAACAAAGATGGAATCCGTAAATGAAAAGATGAGACCTGCTGTAAAGAAGTTATTAAAACAAAAAGGATATGGGCCAATCTTTCAAGCAATTGATAATTCCAAAAGACAATTCAAACAAATGAGATACTCACGAGGTGAGATACAAGATACCTTGATTGATATGTTTGGTGATGAAGATCCAAAGATACTACAAAAGATTAAAGAATCCGTAAATGAAGTCAATATGGCTCATGTATACTCTAAGGATTTGAATAAGAAAAAGTTCAAGGATTTGGCACTATATTTATATCGTGTTCTCGATTTAAATCCAAGATACGATTTTAAACTCACCTCAAATAAAAAACTATTAGCAATTAATATCGATAAGATTAACCCAAAATCCCTACAGAATATCAAGAAAAGATTCGGTGTTGATTTGAAACAAAAGGCAAAGGAACCAATTAGACTTAAAAGTAAATCAGGTATGGGTAAGATAAGTCATCTTGGTATGGAATCCGTAAATGAAGGAGTTTCTAAGTCCGAAGCACAAGAGATAATGAGACAATTGGGTGGTAGAAAATTTGAAATGTTGATGGGTGTGAAATCAAAGGGAGTTGGTAAGGATGGTTTGATTCTTCATATTGGTAAGAATCCAAAGAAAATATCACATATCGTTATTGACTTAAAGAACGATGAGTATAATATAACATTTGGAAAGATATATAAGTATCAATTTAAAGTTATGAAAAAATTAAAAAGTGTTGGTGTAGAACAGCTACACGATATGATTGAAAAATATACTGGTATGTTGACAACATTTAGACCACGATGAAAAAATTAAAAGATTTAATAAAAGAATTTACAGGTACAACTGTAGGATACGGATTAAATACAGGTGATGCATGGCCTGATGGTATCTTTACAAAGTATGGTGAAACAAGATTAATCACACCAGCTGGTATGCCAAGAGGAATGAAACAATTGGTAGCTCCAGCAGCAGATTCCGTGTATGGTGGAGATGGTTCTAAAAGAGAAAAAACAGCCATGGAAAAACATGGTGTGTTGAAGAGAACAAAAATTACACCTGAGTATGTAAAAAGTAACGCCGTTATAGACCCTCATGAACTTCGAGACGATACACCACCATTGGCACCCAAACAGAGGGTATTTGGTAGACGACCATTTGGTGTAAAACCTGATTACATTATACCAAGAGAGGCAGCAAACTTTGTCACATCGGATAAAAATTTATTAGTCAAACCCACCACACCACCTGAAGGAAGTGAAAGTGGTGGTATTCCAGCAACTCCTGAACCCGGTTCCACAAGTAAAAGTGGATATAGACAATTACAAAAAGGTGGTGAGAATTTAGTTCAAGGTAAGGGTATTGATAAGATGTATGTTTATAAAATGTTAGGACATTACGACCCAAAAAGAGAAGGGTTGACCGAACATATGTTAAGGGTACTTTTAGAGGCAGGTTCATTACCATTAAAACTCAAGAGTGTTAAAAAACATTCTGATAAAAAAATTAAAAGAAAATCAGATGGTGGAGTTGGAGATGATTTTTTTAAGCATCATGCACAACATAGTGGCCCTCACCTAAAAGGTAAAGGGGCAGAACACGCAACTTATGATTTTGACGATAGTGATTACGATGTAGAGGGTGGATTACAGAAAAGAAAAGATGGACAAAAAAGAGGATATGAACCAGTCGAGAACTTAACAAAGGAACAGAAACAGACCATAATAGATAATTTATGTGTGAATTGTGGATTACCAACAAATGAAAATTTAAGAAAATGGTTCAAAGACAAGTGGGTGAATATCGGTAAGAAAAAGAAAGGTGGTGGTCATCCACCGTGTGGTACAAGTGGAAAGAAAAGAGGATACGCTAAATGTGTCCCTAAATCAAAGGCCGCAAGTATGACGAAAAAACAAAAGGCAAGTGCTACTCGTAGAAAACGAGCCGCACAAAATAAAGCAGGAAGGGGTGGAAAACAATCAGCAGGACAAGGTAAGGCACCTATTAGGGTCAGTACCAAACCTAAAAAATAATCTATAACTATTTATTATATTAATGGGAAAATATTATGAATAAAGAAAATTTAGAAATGACAATTCGAGAAATCATCCGTAACGAAATCAAAAACATTCGTGAATCACAGATGATGACTGAAGAGCAATTCGATGAAGCTGCAGGTAAAAAAGATGCTTGTTATCACAAGGTCAAAGCCCGTTACGATGTATGGCCATCAGCTTACGCTAGTGGAGCACTTGTAAAGTGTCGTAAGGTAGGTGCGAAGAATTGGGGGAATAAGAGTAAAAAAGAGGGTACTTTGAAAGAATTCGGACTTTCACCTACTGATAGGGTTTTGAAATCAACAATGAAGAATCCAAAGACTGGTAAGACAGTGACTGTTGGTTCCATAATGAATCAAGGTACAAAGAAATATCCACCTGCTTTAGTCAAGAAAGCACGAGCAATGTTTAAGATGGCTATGGACAAAGAAACTCAAATAAGAAAGAAGTTATATGG